TAAACGATACTATTAAAGCAGTTGCAGAAGAACTTGAAATCAAAGCTAGCACATTGAAGAAAGCAATTAAAATTGCTCACAAAGCAAGTTTAGGTCAAACGAACAAAGACCACGATGAACTCAATACAATCTTGGAAACTGTGGGCAAAACACTTTGAGTTACGTTGACGCTATTCATAGCAGGGATGAGGATCGTATCTACGTAGTAGAACGGGATAATAACGGCAAGCGTCAATACAAAGAATTCCCTACTAATTACGTATTGTATTATCCCGACCATAAAGGTAAACATCGTAGTATCTATGGTGACCCGGTCAGTCGTTTCAGTACTCGCAAACGACAAGAGTTTGAAAAAGAAAGACGCATCCATTCAGGTAAGAAATTATTTGAAAGTGACGTTAATGTGGTGTTTCGTTGTCTTTCAGAAAACTATCTTGGCGTCGATGCACCTAAACTTCATACTTGCTTCTTTGACATTGAAGTAGACTTTGATCCTGATAAAGGATTCAGTCCTACAAGTGATCCATTCAATCCTGTAACTGCTATTAGTTGTTACTTAGATTGGCTAGACCAATGCATTACACTAGTGATTGCTCCTAAACATATGAGCAGTGAAACAGCCCTAGAAATTACTGGTGGATTTGAAAACACTATGCTTTTCAAAACTGAGAAGGAAATGTTTGATGTATTCTTTCAACTCATTGAAGATGCAGATGTATTGACTGGCTGGAACAGTGAAGGCTATGACATACCCTACATGGTCAATCGTGTCACTAGAGTGATGAGTAAAGATGACACCCGCAAGTTCTGCTTGATGGGTCAACTTCCTAAAGCTAGAGAATACGAACGATTCGGTAAGAGTGAAACAACGTATGACTTAGTAGGTCGTATTCACTTGGACTATCTACAACTATACAAAAAGTATAACTATGAAAGTCGTCACAGTTATAAACTTGACTCTATTGGTGAGATGGAAGTAGGTGAAAACAAAACTCAATATGAAGGTACGCTTGACCAATTGTATAACAAAGACTTTAAAAAGTTTATTGAATACAATAGACAAGATACTATGTTGTTGGTGAAGATTCACAACAAACTAAAGTTTTTAGAATTGGCTAATCAACTTGCACACGAAAACACAGTACTGCTCCCAACAGTAATGGGTTCAGTGGCGATGATTGAGATGGCTATTTTTAATGAGGCTCACGAACGTGGGTTAGTTGTTCCAGATAAAAAACGAAAGGTTGAAAATGAAGAAGAAATCCAGCAGGCAGCAGGTGCCTTTGTTGCTACGCCGAAAAGAGGCATGCACGAATATGTCGGAGCCGTCGACATTAACTCGCTCTACCCCTCGGTTATTCGAGCCCTTAACATGGGCGGTGAAACCATCGTTGCTCAAATCAGACAGACAATCACAGACCGGTACATGAAAGATAAGGGCCTTCGGTTAGCAAGTGAAAAGAAACGCTATAAAGAAGGTGATGATGATGTGACTGGTGCTATTCTATGGGAGAACCTGTTTGGTGCATTAGAGTACACTGCAATTATGAACCAAGAACGTGGTACTATGCTTACAGTTGACTTTGAAGATGGTCGTACTGAAGAAATGAGTGCCGCAGAAGTTTGGAAGATGATATTTGATAGTCATAAGCCCTGGATGTTAAGTGCTAATGGTACAATCTTTACTTATGAAAAAGAAGGTGTTGTACCCGGTCTATTAACTCGTTGGTATACAGAACGTAAAGCAATTCAGAAACAAGCTAAAGAAGCATATGGTACTGATATGTTTGATTACTATGACAAAAGACAACTTGTTCGTAAGATTCTATTGAACAGTGCTTATGGTGCGTTATTGAATGAACATTGCCGTTTCTATGATAAACGTATAGGTCAAAGTGTTACACTAAGTGGTCGTCAAATTGTTAAACATATGATGAGTACTATCAATGAAACAGTTGAGGGTGTGTATTCACATGAAGGCAATGCTATCGTTTATGGTGATACTGATAGTTGTTACTTCACGGCATACCCTACACTTAAGCCACAGATTGATAGTGGTGCATTAGAATGGAACAAAGAAACTTGTATCGGATTGTATGATAGTATTGCTGATGAGGCAAACAATAGCTTCCCTTCATTCATGGAGAAAGCATTTCATGCTCCTCGCAAGAACGGTGAGATTATCAAAGCTGGGCGAGAACTGATCGGTGATCGTGCTATCTTTATCGTTAAGAAACGTTATGCTATTAACATCTTTGATAAAGAAGGTAAACGTAAAGATGTAGCTGGACAATTAGGTGATATCAAAGCTATGGGTCTTGACTTGAAACGTGCTGATACTCCTAAGTATGTACAAGAGTTCTTAATGAATGTACTACAAATGGTTCTTCAGCAAGGTAAAGGTCGTGATGAAGTTATTGAAGCAGTAAAAGACTTCAAACGAATACTAACTGCACAAGACAGTTGGACAAAAGGTTCTCCTAAAGGTGTGAACAAACTTACATACTATGGTGACTTAGAAGCTAAGAGTAGTACAGGTCGTGCTAATATGCCCGGTCACGTTAGAGCCGCACTCAACTACAACTATTTGCGTAGAGTAAACAGTGACCAATATAGTCAAAAGATTATTGATGGTATGAAGGTTATTGTTTGTAAACTTAAACCTAATCCACTAGGCTTTACAAGTATTGCCTATCCAGTTGATGAATTAAGATTACCACAATGGTTCTGTGAATTACCATTTGATGATTCAGCGATGGAACAAACATTGGTCGATGAAAAGATTGATAACTTGTTGGGCGTACTTGAATGGGATATTCGTAGTAGTACAGATACGAATAGTACATTTGATGATTTGTTCAGCTTCGGGTAAACTGCTATTGCATTTCGCAATAAACTCCACTATAATAGATAACATAAACTGCCTAAATAGGTATACAAAGGAAAAACATGAAAGATTATTTACAAGATTTAATTACACACACAAACGGTCTAGGCAACGTAGACTTAATCAAAGTCACTGGCACTGATACTGAAACACAAATCAATGCAATCGCAGAAGATAAAACTGTTATTGTATCTGGTACATTGAATGGACCTATCTCTGATTTCATTGGTGTGTTCGGTATGCCTAACTTAGGTAAACTAAAAACTATTCTAGGCTTTGATGACTATGATGAACATGCTAAAATCTCTGTAGTTCGTACTACACGTGATGGCGTTGAAGTACCATCAACAATTCACTTTGAAACTAAGGATGGTACATTCGTTAACGATTATCGTTTGATGACTAAATCAATTGTTGAAGAAAAAGTTAAAACTGTTACATTCAAAGGCACTACATGGAATGTTGAGTTTGAGCCAACTATCGCAGGTATCCAGCGTCTTAAGAAACAAGCAAGTGCTAACAGTGAAGAAAAGCATTTTATCTTTACTACTGTTAACGGTGACTTGAAGATTAACTTTGGTGACCCGAGTACTCACTCAGGTAACTTTGTATTTCAACCTAGTGTTAATGGCACATTGAATAAAGCTTGGAACTGGCCTGTTAAAGAATTCTTAGCTATTATGGACTTGCCAGGTGATAAGAAAGTTAAAATCGCTGATGCAGGTGCGACTGAGATTACAGTTGACAGTGGTCTAGCTACTTATACATATCTATTGCCAGCTAACTCAAAGTAATTAATGGAACAAGTAAATCTATCAGCACAGCACAAACCCGATTGGGCATTGTTCTTACCTGCAGTCAGTAGTTTCTATATTGCTGGCTTGGGTAAACAACGCAAAGGTGAAGAATACTTCCCTAAAGCACGTATCCCTGCAGGCTTTAACGGTGATGTTGAGAAACTAAACTTCTTAAATAGTAAAGAGGGCCTATACTATTACAAGTGGGGATTGTACTCTGCTGGTCATGCTAACTTAGATACTACTAAAGACGATCCTAGTGAAAGTATCATTAGAGAACGTGAAGAAGGTACATTCATGTTGGGTGACAGTGGGGGCTTTCAGATTCTTAAATGTCAATGGCCAGCTGATTGGAAAGATCCCAACTGCCCACGTGCTATGAAGAAACGTACAGAAGTTCTTAAGTGGATGGACACATACATGGACTATGGTATGTGTTTAGATATCCCATCACAAAGTCTGACTACATTCAATATCAAAGATCCAAAGACAGGTAAGTCAGCACATGGTATCAGTACGATTGAAGAAGCTATTACTGCTACTCATATCAATAACGAATACTTCATTAAGAACCGTAATGGTAAATGTAAGTTCTTAAATGTACTGCAAGGTCGCAATCACAAACAAAGTGATGATTGGTATGCAGAGATGAAGAAGTATTGTGATCCAAACATCTATCCAGACAATCACTTTAATGGTTGGGCATTCGGTGGACAGAATAAGATTGATG